ATGAATACGGAGAAGGCACAAGAATTGTACAGAGCAATTAAAGCGTTATGGGAAGAATTGTTGAAACGCCTCCGGCCAATCGTTCGCAGCATTATTGACTGGGTCAATCGTCGACCTACACTTAGGGCGTTGATCTATCGATAGCAGAGGTTCTTAAACGGCGCGGTGAGTTCAAGAGCTTTTACAGGAAGCAGAACGCAGCTCCTGTATATCACAGCCAAGCTTACGTAAGGCCGATTAGGGCGGTGGCACGCAGCCGGGTTAGATAAAGAGGGCACTTTGATGACACCCACGGTATTGATTAATCATGATATATTTATAACATGAACGAAATGCAACAAAGGGTTCTCCCTCCTTTCTTAGCCGCTCCTTCGGGGGCAGTTTTAATTTGTAAATATTTGAAGGAAATCCTTACCTTGTGTCGAATTGTAACAGAGGGAGGAGAATATAAAATATGGATACTGGAAAGTTACTAGGGCACACATCAGAGATATGGAAGAAGTTTGAAAGTCACATTGGAAATTATTTAAATAGTAAGGAAAATATCCCTGTTCCTAATGCTATGGAATTGTTAGGTGATTTGTTCCAAGTTATTGGGTTTGCTAAAAAGGCAACATCCATCATAATGCAAAAAAGATATGAGGCATTTCTGAAGGGATTCAGCTCAGAAACAGATCCCACAGAAAAACAACTGGAACGGTTAATAGAGTACGTGAATGATGAAACAAAAGCAGAATTTATAGCAGATACTATTTCAAAAGTATTGTTTACTCAATCAAAAAAAGCTTGTACTATTATGGGTAGTATACTAAATTCCATTGTGAATACCAAAGAAGAGTTAAGTCACGAACAATTAGTATGTTTTGAAGCTTTAGCTAACTTTTCAGACACTGATATTGATAATTACAGGGTTATTCATGAATTTTTCTTACATACATCTCAAAAACAATTATTTTTTAATGATTGGACATATCGAACGTATTTTGAAAAAGCCGGAAAAAGTGAAGTCAGTGTTTTAATGACTCTTGAGAAATCAGTTGTAAATAATATTATAATAAAGACGCCTGAACTTGGACAGCTTTTGAATGAGTTGGATTCTACCATAGAGAATTTGGAGATTGATGTAAGATATAGATTAACTCCTCCTGGTGAATTACTGTATAGTCTTATGAACAGATGCAAGGTTTGAGTACCCTAACCGGTGCTTTTTTTAATGCGAAATTCATAATGGGCTTTTACATAGTACATGCCGTTAATCTTGATTGCATCTTTATGTGTCGCTCGATCGGACCGCCGTAATCTTCAATGTGGCCATCCTGCCAGACTTCGACGTGAAGACCATTTAGAAAAGCTTCGTTGATATCAGCGGCGGTTTCAAGCACCGTTCTTGATTTCATAAAATCACCCCTATACACGTATATCATAGATTGTCGGTTATTGGAAGATGATGTATGATTGTTGTGCGGAGGTGATCGAAGTTGGATGATAGAGAATGGAAGGTAAAAAGAGCTGAATTTCTAGATTTATTGGAGAATGTTCTTTCTGATGCTAATGATGCTTATGAAGTCTTGGAAAATTATGAAGCTCCGATTAGTTATCAATTGTCTCTCGGATACTTAAACATGTCTTTTGTCGCCTTTTTGGAAGCAAGGAAGCTTTATGAATTACATGAGGATATTCAGCATTATGAGATAGAGCCCTTTTTTAAAAGCTATGGGGATTTTAAGTTTCAACTCAAAAAGGTAATAACCGAAAATGACGATAATACGTCATGGTTGCATGGCTCTTATGAAAGGTTTAGATCTGTTTGTGTAGGCATTAGAAAATTTATAGAAAACAGCAACAGCAATTAAAAGCACCTTCGGGTGCTTTTTCTTTTGCCATAGTAATGCAAAAAGACCCCCGATTCTTCCGGGGGCCATTTATCTCAACCACGCATCCGCATGGGATGCGACCCTTTTCCTTCAAGGGTCGAGAAAATTTATTCTTCGACCCGGATGATGATAACGGCGATTTTCCAACGCCAAAACTTAAACCACATCCGGTTACACTCCTTTCTCGTGGAGCTGGATATAGTATATACAAATCTTGAACAGTCTTAAACATGGAGGTGAGCTAGATGGCGAAAGGAAAATTTCATGCTTGGCTTATGCCAGAAGGGCTCATACTCCTGGAAGGCTGGGCACGCGACGGACTGACGGATGAACAGATTGCCGATAACATGGGCGTTAAGCGCCAAACGCTGTATGAATGGAAGAATCGGTTCCCAGACATTTCTGACGCCCTAAAAAAGGGCAAAGAGGTCGTCGACCGTCATGTCGAGAATGCTTTACTTAAGCGTGCGCTTGGATATCAATATGACGAGGTGACCAAAGAGTCAGATAAAATGATTGATCCTGAATCAGGACAACTCAAAACGGTTATGGTTAAAACAAAGCGAGTCACGAAAGAGGTACATGGGGACACGACGGCACAAATCTTCTGGCTGAAGAATCGCCGTCCTGATGGCTGGCGGGATAAACAGGAGATTGGCCACAGCGGCAGCGTGGACGTGAATAACCCGCTTCAAGGCCTGACAACGGACGAACTGAGGAAGCTGATTCGTGATGATTGACCGCGAGACGATTAAGCACTACGCCAAGATGGAATTGGCAAGGCGTGAGTTTTTTGGCTTGTGCCAGGCGATGGCGTCCGACTTTTACAAAGACGATGTGCGAACATGGAAGCCGTCCGGCTCTTACCATGCCGGGGTGGCTCATTGACAATTAAAATATCGTCATCCGACTCATAGAAATCCTGCATCTCATTGCACAAATCGATTAGATATTGACGGCACGAGGCGATGGAGCCATGAACCTTTGGAGCCTTGAAGGCGGCTATATCAACTACCTAGCCACATCACCTACCGGCACAGCTACTGGCTTCGGTGCGACGCTGTTGATTATAGATGACTTGATTAAGAATGCCGAGGAAGCCAACAACGAGAACACGTTGGAGAAACATTGGGACTGGTTCACAAATACAATGCTTTCCCGCTTGGAGGAAGGCGGCAAGATCATCATTATCATGACACGCTGGGCAACAGGCGACTTGGCCGGGCGTGCTCTGGAGCATTTTGCCGAGGAGAAGAAGGAAGTCCGGCATTTGAGCATGAAGGCGCTGCAGGATGACGGCACGATGCTTTGTGAGGAAGTGCTGTCCCGCGAGTCATACGACATGAAGGTTCGAGCTATGGGTGAGGACATTGCCAGCGCGAACTATCAGCAGATCCCGATCGACATCAAAGGCAAGCTGTACAGCAGCTTCAAGACATATACGGAGCTACCGAAGGACTTCATGGGTATTTACTCTTATTGTGACACAGCCGATCAGGGCGGTGACTACTTATGTAATATCATTTGGGGCGTATATCAAAAAGAAGCCTACGTTCTGGATGTCATCTATACCAAGCAGCCGATGGAGATCACGGAGCCCGCAGTCGCACAGGCTCTTTTTTCGTTTGAGATAAACAAGGAGCGTATTGAGTCCAATAGTGGTGGTCGGGCCTTCGCACGCGGAATGTGAAGCGAATTTTGGAGACGAAGCTGCGGAGCAAACGGACGGACGTGACCTGGTCCATCAGTCGAAAAACAAAGTGGCGCGGATCGTCTCCAATGCGACATGGGCCATGCAGCACATTTATTATCCAGTTAACTGGCGAGATTGTTGGCCGGATTACTATAAGGCTATGACCAGCTACCAGCGTGAAGGGAAGAACGCTCACGACGATGCTCCAGATGCGACGACAGGCGTAGCCGAAACCATGTACCTGTTAGGGGGGAGAACAATCGGACTTTGGGATGGGGTGAAGAACATGATTATGAAGATGTTGAAGATACAGCCAGCCATTGAGCGGCAGCAGATCATCATCACGGAGCCATTGAGTTACAGCACCAATGTGCGATCTCGCCGTCAATATCATTCACCGTTTCCAATGGGCTGCGCTCTTTGCTGAAGAGTAGCGCACCGGAGCCGAAATACGGCTCCAGATACGTCTGATGCGGCGCATCTGCGAGATGATCCATTTGGCCAGGCTCCACTTACTGCCGGGGTAGTGAAGGATGCGTGGTATGGTCATCGCCAACTCACACCTTTGTACCAGACCGGCTGCCGAAGGATAACCAATGCATTTTTCAGCATTTCTTTATCAAACTATCCGAAATGGCATTCGTTGTGCGGTATTCCCAAGACATTTGCTAGCCTGCCGTATGCCTGTTCGCGCTTGATGTGCTTGTTCTGCTTCCAGATCGGGTCGAATAAGGCGTGGCATTCTTTTTTAGTTCCCGCAGCTCGCGGTTGGCCAATCTCCCTATCAAAATCGCTAAATTTGTTATTGACTTTGAAAAAATGTGCTGCTGTGGCTCCATTTACTTTTGGGAGGAGGTAAATACAAAATGGCAATCGTAACTGTATATGTGACGCTGATCGTTGCAGGTCGTCGTACATTCGCGCAGGTTCCTGCGACGCTGCAGGCTGCTGTCGAGACAGAGTTGACAGCGCTCGGTTTGGACAAAGACGGACAACTGGTATAATTCACAGCCCGCGGGGCTTCCTCCTATTTCGACATATTTCGCAGCGAAATTGGAAGTAAGAGGAAGTTTGTCCTATTACAGAATTTGTATTAATATGGTCGTGTATTGGTAGATTGCTGGCCAGCATCTTAAAACTCTCAATTCCGGAGGTAACGATGAAAGCTAAAAAATATTTAATTGTACTCATGCTCACAGCTATGGTGATGGTCCTTTCCCAGTCTGCTTTTGCTACCGACATCACTCCAACTGCTATTGGATTTGATGATACTGAGGAAACGGCGATGCCGCTCACGCCTTCAGGCACTGAATCATTCGAGTTTTTTCTGACAAATGCTAACGATGTCGATTGGTATAAATGGACAAATACAACGAGTAAAGTGAGAGTAATGTATGCAATTGTCGAGGGATCATCGCCGCAGAATTTTTATCCAGAATATAAGATTAAACTCCCAGATGGCGATGAAACTAAACTATTCTATCCATCATTGACCTATGACGATAAAGATTGGTATCTTGATCAAATCGTGGTACCGGTTGGAGCAACCGTATACCTTAGAGTCAAAGCAAATGGTTTTGACCCTACTAAAAGATTCTACAAACTTAAGTTTCATTACCACTCCGGTTTGAATACGTGGCCAATCGATTAATCGTTTATAACTGTATTAAATAATTAATCTAAGGTCCCTTTTACAGGTGCCTTTTTATATTGCATTTCATTCAGCTCCGCATAAGCGGGGCTTTTTATTATGGAGAGGGGGCAGGTTATGCAAGACACGCAAGCCGAGGTATTGCAGCGCATTACCCGAGTAGAGACAAAGGTTGATGGTATGGATAGCAAGCTGGACAGAGCGATCAAACGAAACGGCGGTAGAGGCTCTTACGTCTTCCCGGTCTGCTCATAAAAGATTGGACAAAATCGAGGATAACCAAAAGTGGCTCTGGCGGACAATTGGCGGGGCTGTGCTGCTGGCTATCGTCGGTTTTATTATTTCAGGCGGCTTAAAGCCGTAAAAAACCATTAGGAGATGATTGAATATGGAATGGAATCTGGTATTTGATTGCACCTGAGTTGTTGGTAGTTGTGGCAGCATGCTGGGTTGTTGGCTATGCCCTTAAAAAAACGCCAGGGGTGCCTAATTGGAGCATTGTCTACATTGTAACGGTAATCGCCATCGCGTTGGTCGTGTATCTGCAAGGCTGGTCGGCTCAGTCGATTATTCAAGGCATTTTGGCAGGAGCTTTTGCCGTATTTGGGCATCAATTTGTCAAACAGGGGCAGGGGGCAGCCAATGACACTAACGCTTGATTTTGTGCGCAGTAAATCCGTAACCAGGTTGTCCGGCTTGCTGCCGGTTGTCCGCGCGGCGGCAGAGCGGCTGATCGACCGTGCCTTCGCGCGTGGCATTCCAATACTAATTACACAAGGGTTGCGGACGATCGCCGAGCAGGACGCTTTGTATGCGCAAGGGCGTACCGCTCCAGGCAAGATTGTGACGAACGCCCGTGGGGGTTACAGCAATCATAACTTTGGGGTAGCGATTGACTTTGTACGATTGGAGCCCGATGGCCGCAATATATCCTGGGATGTCAACAAAGACTGGATGACAGTTGTTGAGATCGCGAAAGAGATGGGATTCTCATGGGGCGGCGATTGGACGAGTTTCAAGGATTATCCGCATTTTGAAATGACATTTGGGCTGACAACGGCTCAGTATCGAGCGGGGCGCAGGTCAACGCAGGCGCAAATTGATCAGGCCATGTATATCATTACGAAGGGGGATGAGGTGCCGATGACAGCAGAGGAAAAAGCGGTGTTCGATACGCTGCAAAAACGAGTAGAGTCACTGGAGAAGCAACTGCTGCAGAAGGAGCCGACGAGCTGGGCAAAATCGACGGTCGATAAGCTGACTAAGCTTCCCAGCAAGAATGGGAACGGCGTTGTGCTGTCTGATCCCACTGGAGATCATAGCTATTTCAGGACGATTGTGGTGTTGGATCGTACTGGATCTTTTGATCAGAAGTAACGAGGCAAATTGAACCGTTCCAGCTTGCAGGCATTTAATGAGTAGGGCTGGAACTTCTCTGGTATAACGAATACAATAAGTGAAATGGAGGGGTATTATGGAGAATTTAATAAGCACGATTATATTTATACTGCCGGGCTTCATGATGTATTTTTGGGTTCAAATGATGGGGGTTAATCCAGTGGTAAAGCATACAACCATTGAATTCGGTGCACTGTCAGCCTTGGCGTGGTTTCCTGTGGCGTTCGCTTCGTTGGGAATTATGAGCCTGTACCACGATCCGATTGTCTCATTGGATGAAATCAAGAATGCTGCTAATAGCATTCGCTTTCTTGTCGAGTTTACTGCAATTAGTATCGTTACAAGCTTCCTGATAAGTGTTCTTTACGTGACAATCATTTACCCTGTTCAGCGATACTCCATTAATAAGATTAGGATATCCATTAAGAAGACACCGTTATCAAAATCGGCATCGGTATGGGAAGAAGTGTTCTTTAATGATAAGCCTCTAATCGTAGGGGTTTCGAAGTTCGGTTCGAGTGAACCTGATGTTTTTGGGAATATAGAGAAGGTTGCAAGGCCATTTGAGCCGAAGCGAACATTCAAGTTGATTTATATGGAATATGTTGAATTGATTATTAAGAAATACAATGTCCCTGTGAAGGAAATTTTCACTGATATCGATTCAGGAGTAAATGTTTTCATATATGATTACGAAGCGTACCAGGCAGCCGACCAAAAAGAAAGAAAGGAACCTGAGTATATTCAGACGCCTTCCCGTTCTTCTACTTCTTAACTGGAGGAGGAGTGATTGTTGGACTATTTCCTGATCGCTCCTCTGTTTGTGCTTTGGTTGGCGGTCTCGGTATTACTTTCTTATCCCCTGAGTTTTGTTTTAGTTTCATTTCATTTACATCCTCCTTTCCTTTGTCTGTTGGCACGAATAACAATATTCGACAAAAAAGAGGGGATTCCTCCTATATTTTCTTAGCTTTTAAGAACGGAATTCATCTGATTGAACAAATTTAAAAAGTAGTAATGTTGATCTGACACATCTGTGTCAACAAGGTCATTTTGAAAGATAAATTGCTTTGACTTATTGGTTATGTCAATAAGAAAACTAGAATGTATATGTACACCGCCTTCGACTCCATGAACATTAAATAAAATTTGTCCATTTCGTTTATGACCTTGGTATGTATTGTAAAGGGGACTGTCTATGAATTTAGTATTTATCTTGTTAATTTCTTCACTAATTCTTCTATTTAAAGATTGCTTAGCAGGCAGGCCATTAATTGATAGTATTTTATCAACATCTATTAGGCCATCCGGTTTTGTGAACAAAAGGCTATTTATATCTATACGGGATTCAATTAAATTTTGTATTAGTACACAGAACACTACAGGGGGATTCATGTCCCCACATAGATCTAATATGCTACTTAGTATTGTTCTTGGGCGTTTTAGCTGGCCATACAGTGAAAATGGTAGATTTAAACTTATTGATGATAAAAACTTACTTAATCTAAAGGAATAAAACAGTTCCTTTGTTTTTAAAAGAGATGAGACTAAATGAGTACCCACAGAGTAGACTAATAAGTCAGAATTGTAAATATACTGCCTATATTCCCTCGATAACCTCTCAAGTTCTACATCGCCGACATCGTGATTCTGCAATAACGTTGCGGTCATTACGTTATATGTTATTTCCGCCCACATTGCATTAGCCTCCCACAGTGCTTCGATCGAGACAGGAATGTTTCCGACAAACGTTCCATGCCAAGAAAAAGTAAGAAAAATTAAAGGGTTACTTACATCAACATCTCCATTAATATCTGTTCCAAATGATGTATTAACTCTAAAAGACCAATTATTGTAATCGGGATCTATAATACCTTTCACTAAGGATGGTGTGAAAGCGTCATGCCTCCAATTTCTCATTAAGTTAAAGAATTCATTTACTACATGCTTATTACTAGTATCCATTGTTCTACTAGTCTCTAGAGCGTCATATACTTTAGCTAGTATTTTTTGACCCGACAATGTTGCCAGGTTATCAAAGTAATGTGCAGCTTCGTGTACTATCAATCGCGCACTTCTCATGTTTTCTAAAGTAAATTTTCTTGCTTGTAATTCGTCCATTAGTTCAGAGAGGTTTGTTTCGGTTAAATTATCAAAGTTCATTGTTTGACTTATAAGAGAATAACTGGCTATTTTTTTTGTGTTAGGGAATTCAAATAATTGTCTCATCAATGTCTCCTTCTGAATAAAAAAAATTATTAATCAAATAAAAAATAATATTTGGGTAAATAGTGATATTCTCCTTATGTTTAATATGGCCTTCTTTTTACAAGGATAATTTTACCTGTCTTACAGTTCTAAAGAAAGGAGTTCGTTCTGAGTTGTAGAAAACAAGGAATAGGAGGAGAGGACTATTGTTTAGATCAGGTTTTGTTTTGGCAACAGACGAACACATCGCTGCAGCCATCCATAACAAGACAGAGGTGACTGTCTGGATGGAGGGGGGAGTAATTGAGGCGCAAACGGACTTTGCAGTTAAAATTAATAGAGACTGGCACCCCGAACAGTTTGATGACGTTCGAGTGTGTGAGTTCAGGGTGATGTGAGGGAGGGGGAATCAACAGGTGTGATTTAAAACAAGATTATCTTTTGATAAAAAAGCCCCCGCTGAAACACGAATAGCAAGGGCATTATTTTATTGACTGAGATTATTTGTTACAGCGATTAGATGTGTAAATTTTCCACCTAGTGTATTGTCTACTTCTGTACGTCCTATTGGATATGCAGTAATGGATACTTCATCTCCCACTTTGATATTTCCGCTTGGGACCATGCTAAAAAACGAAACAATAGTGCCATCATAGGTTTGGATGCCAATACCGGCCAATACTCCTACATCGTGGCTATCACTACCTGGAGGATAGTCTTCGACAACATCAACCCATCCTGAAAAGGTAATAGTTGTTCCATAATAATTCCATGGTCGTTTAAAGACGAGCTCGGAATCAATAAAATCTCCTTCTGGCATGTCTCCGATAACTCTTAACATATCTATTGCTAAAAGAAGGTTTCCATTCTCAATTGCATCGACTTCTTTTGTGTTCCAGTCGGGATTCTTTTGCTTTTCTTGTTGAGCTATGAGCTTAGCGTTTTCCTCGGCCTTCTTTTTTTCTTCTGCTATCTTTCTAGCCTCTTCTTCGGCCCGTTTTTTCTCCTCCGCTTCAGCTTTCTTTCTTTCTTCTGCTATCTTTTTAGCTTCCTCTTTCGCCCGTTTTTTCTCCTCCGCTTCAGCTTCCTTTTTTTCTTTTTTTATCTTTCTAGCTTCTTCTTCGGCCCGTTTTTTCTCCTCTAACTCTTTATCTTCTTGTTTCTCCAAACCTTTTGAAGCTGTTTTCACAGCCGTATCTTTAATCAAAGTTTCATTTGCATCATTGGCTACGTTTTCTTTGCTACTATTTTCTTCAGTGGTAGGTGATAACGCCACAGCGGTAATAAAAACTGCAAACAGAATTCCTGTAAGTGAAAACTGAATCTTTGCTTTTCCAGTTTTTCGGAATAAGGAAATGATTGCTAAGATAAAAAAAACAAAACTTGCAAGTAGTGCTAATAGACCAAAAACTGCAAACATTGACATTCTCCTTTTTTTGTTACTATTGTACTATATACCAGATATTTTGGCGATAGATGGAATTAAGTAAATTGTTTAGTTTGTTCTACAACACAATAGAATAAATTTTACAATGAACAAATGTTCTTGCGAAGGCGATCGGGTTAAGGTGTACTGCCACAAGGCCAAAGCACCGCGGCTGTTGCTGGGTTACCTGGGGCACAAGAACCGCAAGACCATGCTTCCCTGCGGCTTTTATTTAGCGATATTAAAAAAGCCCGGCCAACCGGCCAGGCGAGTTACTTGCTCAATTTATACAATACAAACTGATTCAACGATACGCCTTCTTGGTCAGCTTTCATTGCAAGCTGCTGGTGAAGGCTCTTTGGTACGCGAACAACAAACTTGCCGCTGAAACTATCCTGTGGCTCCGGCACCGGATCTCCATGTTCAAGCTTCACAGCTATCCAGCCTTCCTTTGCTTCTCGAATATCCTCCAGCAACTCCTGCATGCTTGCCGCGGTACTCTGGCAGCCGTCCAGTTCGGCATATGTGCCGTAAAAGTAACTGCCGCTTTCGTCATTCATTTCCTTCACGATCAGGGTATAGGGCAGCGTCATGTAATAACTCAAATCTTTATTCGCCATAGTTTGAGGCAAGGGTTCTTGTGATATACTGGTTTAGTACCGCAAAACCGGGATTACTTCCCGATTCTGCTCAGTAGATCCTTTACGTAAACCACCTTGAGTGGATTTTCCTTCTTAAATCGTTATGACGTCTCCAGCGCCATTTCGAAAGTTGTGATGACTGCCGTTGGATCTCACTTCTATGTAACCGTGAGCTTCAAAGACTTTCGCCACCTCTGTGAAGGCAATCCCATTCGGGCGGTTTCTCATCTTCTCGATGAGCTTTTCAACCCTTGCCATGTCTCATCTCCTTTTTACACTAATAGTGTCATATATAGTACTAAATTGCAATGGAGAATTTCCTTTGTACTGGCATCCATATGAGTTATACTGATATCGAACGTATGTTTGGTTATGGGCGGAAATGTTATCTGAGTTAGATCGCAAATTTTTGCGTGTCGTCTTCAATATGAATCGTTAACGAATGGGTGCATCTGGACATATCTCAGATCGCCCATTTGTCTGTCCGTACGGAGCAGCAGGTAAGGAGTTCGCTCAATAGTTTATTGCGGCAGGGGTATCTGGAGCACAAGGACGGTAAGAGTCGAATAATTCACACGAGGGAAAAGAACTGGTAATAGGGGATGAGCCGCAGGGATGTTTTCCCATAGGGCTCTTTTTGTTGTTGCCCCCTATATTTTGAAAAGCTATGATTTTGTTTAAAAAACATAGTCTCAAAACCTTGATTTACTCAGAACATTTTGATTGCCTTTGAACCCCTTGAATCATCAAGTAGGAGATGGAAGTAAGTATTGGTTAAGCTGAAAAAAACGTTGATGTAGCAACGTTTTTCGTGGGTTAGGAGAGGGAGGAAAAGGACCGTGCCGAATTTGTGCCGACTCAAACTTTCCTCGTAGTATAGGAGGGCTGTCCCAAAAGTCATATAAATGACTGAGGGTAGCCCTGTTTTCAAAATTGTAAAACAAAAAGAAGCCTTTCCTTGGTAAAATGGAAGTATCGAGCAACCATTCTAAGGAGGGCTTCTTTTGTACATTCAATATAGCATGGATCAACTATGTTTGCCAATGGATCTAGAGGAAGATATCCCAGCCAATCATCTTGTACGTGTCGTCAATGAAGCGGTGAACCGTATCGACGACCGAATCTTTGACACGGCTTATCCTGGCGGAGGACGAGACAGCTACCATCCCAAAATGCTCACCAAAATCATCCTTTACGCCTACACACAGCGGATCTACTCCTCTCGCCAGATCGCCAAGGCCGTTCGCGAGAATATCATGTTTATGTGGATCGCCGGCAGACAACGCCCAGACTTCCGTACCCTCAATCGCTTTCGTTCCGAGCGGATGAAAGACGTGTTGGAGACGGTCTTCACGGGTGTGCTTCAATTTCTTGCCGCGGAAAAATATGTGAAGCTCGAGCATTACTTTGTCGATGGCACCAAGATCGAAGCCAGCGCGAATCGTTATACGTTCGTCTGGGGCAAGGCGGTGGTCAAACATTAGGCGAAGCTGCAAGAGAAAGTAAAGATGCTGTTTGCAAATATTGAAGAGACCGAGAAGCAAGAAGAGCGCGAGCAAGCAGGACAAGACCTCGCTGAGTCGGGTGAAATATCGACGCTGACCAGTGAAAAGCTGGAGGCCGCTGTTCAACGATTAGAAGCGAAACTGCAGTCGCATCCTAAAGACAAGCCTTTGAAGAAAGCGGTACGTACGCTCAGTAAAGAGCTGCTCCCGCGGTTACAAAAATACGAAGTTCAGCAACAGTTGCTTGGCAATCGGAACAGCTTCAGTAAGACCGATCCCGATGCTACCTTTATGCGGATGAAAGAAGATCACATGCGAAATGGTCAGCTCAAGCCTGGCTATAACGTGCAGATCGGGACGGAAAACCAATTTATCATCGGTTACAGCCTGCATCAACGCCCGACAGATACACGTTGCCTCAAGCCGCATTTGGAGAAGGTCAAAGCAGCCCTCGGGAAGCTGCCGAAAGCCGTCATCGCAGATGCAGGATACGGCGGGGAAGAAAATTACGCTTACTTGGAAAACGAACAACTTGAAGCATTCGTAAAGTACAGCACGTATCATAAGGAAAAATCGAAGAAGTGGCAGCAAGATATCAGCAAGTTGGACAACTGGCAGTACGACGAGTCCGAAGACACCTGGACGTGTGCCTTTGGGCGTAAACTGCGGTTTCGTTATGAAAGCAAGGAAACGACGGAAAGCGGATATGACCTACGGAAGCGACACTATCGGAGCGAGGGCTGCGAAGGTTGTCCACGCAAAGAAGCTTGTACGAAGGCCAAAGGAAATCGTGAAATCAGCGTGAGTATGAACTACCTGCGTTACAAGCAGCAAGCTCGCGAGAGGCTCAGGAGCGAGGAAGGATATGCCCTTTCGGTTCGAAGGATGATTGAACCGGAGAGTGTGTTTGGGCAAATAAAGAACAACCGAGGATTCCGGCGTTTTCTGCTTCGAGGCTTGGCGAAAGTAAGCCTAGAGGTCGGTTGGCTTTCGCTTGCCCATAATTTGCTCAAGAAGGCGGCAATAGACCAAAAGCCAGAAATGGCGATGCAGGGATAGCCTCCCTAGCACCGCCATTTCTTCATTTTCGTTGTTTTTTCATAAAATGAGCTGTCTCATCAAGTAAGCGGATCTACTTTTGGGACAGCCCCTTTTCTATTTTTTCAGTGATGTCGAGGTAAGTGTCGGCGGTTATCTTAACCGATTTGTGCCCCAGTCGTTGAGATATAAACTTGAAGCTGGCCCCAGCTTCGAGGAGCAGCACGACATGGGTATGTCTCATGTGCCTTTATAATCTATTCCCGCCTTTTTGCAGTAGATCCGAATCGAGTCCAGCTGGTTTGTCGCTCAACGTTCAGCTTATTCCCCTTTATGTCCGTCCATTTCAGAGCCAGGCCCTCACTGATCCGCAATCGTGTTTGACTTAAAAAGTACATCAACATGAAGTAGAGAGGAAAGCTTTCGAATCGTTGATGCCTATAGTCTTTCATAAAATTGAGCAACAATTTTAGCAGCCGGTGCAGTAGGGCAGCAACTACTATTTTGATGGATAGGGGGATTCCTTCTTATCCAGAAAAGAAAAACCGGAGCTTGATAGCTCAAGCCCCAGTAGATTGCACAATCAATTAAAGAAACGATCAAGCAACTTATTAAGAATCCAAGTAATGATACTGGTGACCAAATAAGATACAGCCTTCTTCAAATACCTTTTGTACTTTTTAGTCTTAGCTCCGTCATTGTAGTACCACTTTGAATTCCCTATTTTTTTCATGTTCATTAGCCACCTTTTTGTCAAAGTGACCAGTAATAAATCTATCTCCTGAAAGAATCGTACTGTTCGCGATAATTCGCATGTAAAATAGAAAGTTTTATAAAAATGTGTCTAAATTGTGTCTGAAAAATGTTGACGGGGAGGAATAGAATGGATTACAACCAGGAAATTGACTGTGAAGCCTGCGAACGTAAACTGAGCAAATGGTAACGTGAAACCGTATGGGTTGCCAAAGACGATGAAGGCCGGATTATCGTGCAATGGATACATCGCCTTTTGAACTGCTGCAGGCAGCGGATGAGTTGTGGCTGCCACTGAAGGTGATTGCGGAGCATTTAGGATATAGCGAGATCTATATTAAGAAAATAAGTTCACGGATTCCCCGAAGAAAAAAACGTGTTCGGAGGCGTTAATGGGGTATACTTTCTGTACACCCACGGTATTGTAAATTCGTGATATCCTTATAGCATGAACAAAAAGCGTTTGCCCTCCTTTCATTGCCGTCCTTCGGGGGTTGCAATTTACATATTTCGACAAAATCTCTCATGGACTTACATGGGTATACATGGGAAAATAGTAATAGGTCGAAAGATGTTAAAAATTATAGGAGGAGGAAGATATTCAATGGATCAGACGGTAAATGTTAATTTAGAAGTAAATCAACCAATTTATCGAGTAGAAGTAAAATCATACTTCGATGGAGGGTTACTTCAGTTTATAGGATGGAATATCCTTGGTTTTTTAGTTACAGTATTTACTTTGGGGATTTGCTATCCCTGGAGCATAACAATGATCTACAAATGGAAAATTGAACATACGGTAGTGGAGGGGCGACGCTTAAAGTTCAATGGGACGGCTATTGGTCTTTTTGGTAACTGGATCAAATGGTGGTGTCTATGTATTATCACTTTAGGAATTTATAGCTTTTGGTTATTCATTTCATTAGAAAAGTGGAAAGTAAAGCACACAACATTTGTAAATTAGACAATGATACTTATTTGAAAAAGCACCATATAAGGCACCTTCGGGTGCTTTTCTTTTGCCCAAAAACGAAAGGAGTTGGCTGCAATGTCTCAACCAATGGAAGCACAAAAGACTTACGACAGGTATCTTGAGATCGCGAGGGTTATTTTCAACAATGAGCCGAAGCGATCAGCCGTTTGATGGATAAAGAAAAAAACCGCCTGGCTTCCGCTAGGCGTGCTATAGCATTTATTAATTAATAATCAAACAAATTTGGGATAAATTGAAACTTTTGGTATCTGGTAGGAGTCAAAATTATATGAAGCGATAGTTGTTTCAAAATGAAGCGAAGGAGGGTAGGGAGGTAGTCATAATATCTTTTACTTTATAACTAATTAAGGAGGCCGTTATGTCTAAGAAAAAAGTTTTCTTGCTATCACTAGCTATCCTTTTGATTGCTTCTGTAATTGCCGGGTTTTCTTATGCTGATTCTTCCAAAATTAATTTTCTTACCGATGATGATCTTGATCCGGCAAGGGCGCTTGAAGAATACTATAAGGAATATGCTGAAACCCCTTTAATAATGGATTCATCACGAGAAATTAAGATGTTTGAAATAACGGACGAAGAATTGTTGGCCAGCATCGAAGAACTATATAATGATCCTTCACACGTAATTGGAGAAGCATCACTCGGAAAGGGTATTGACTACACAGAATATGTGGTAAATGCAGCGCCGCTTCCATACTATTTTAATTTTGATTTTAAGGCTAATTTAACATCTCAAAGAATCGATAATCCAAACAGTGGTACGGTTCGGATTACTGCGAACGGTTCATGGGGAGATGATTCCAGGGTGGGAAGCGATTTTAATTACTTTGATATTACCTTGCATTCGGTTGGGAATGGTGCAATAGCAACAGGCCGTTTTAGAGTAGGGAATTGGAGGCATTATGATTTTCCCAATGTACCTGCAGGAGAAATGTTTTTTACAATGCAAAAACATGAACTAACTTGGCAAGACGGCGGCATCAGTGGCAGTGGTGCGGTTGTACAACCTTAGTGGAGTTAAAACATACCCTCACTGACTTAGTCGATGGGGGTTTCTTTTGCGTCATACTAACATTTAACAAAACATCCGCCGCGGTCGCGGCTGCTGCTGACAGTGAACATCCTTGCGATGGAGCGAGCCCGGCATGCTGTCTGATCTGGAGCGGAAAGTTTTGGTTTTCAGAACATATTGATTTGCTTTGAACCCCTTGAATCATCAACTGCGAGATGGAAGGAAGTGTCGGTTAATCTGCAAAAATGATGGTGTAGCAACGTTTTGCGTGGGTTGAAGGTGTCAAAGGAGCTGGGCAGCATAATGAATGTGCTGCTTCGGCTCTTTTTTATGTTTGAACCCTTTTACGAAGACTACGCGGCCACACGTTCCGCTATTTGCCTCAAAATCGCCCAAATGGCATTTTCACGGCCACACGTTCCGCTATTGGCAACAAAACCCGCCTAATACCACGGTTTTCACACAATTAACGGATCTGGTGGCCGCGAAAACTCAATTTCCCTTGTTTTGAGCGAAATAGCGGAACCAGTGGCCGCTCCCACCACTCCAACCGGTTTACCGACCATTCTGACCGCCTACCCGCAACACCGATGGCCTACCCTCGGCACTTATCGCTTACCCCAACACCGGCAGCTTATCTGCAACATCGATCGCTCCCGCGTCTCCCCCAACCCACCCAACACTAATTAATTCCAGCCACCTTCAGACACTTATCCGCTTTTGCTGGGCAGCGGCCTTTTTTTTGGTTTGCTTCGGGGATGAACATTATTAGTAGTGGAGCGTCCGCCAGAAATTTGGGTGGAGGTGGTGTGCTAATGCCGGAGTCTCTTAACAACAAACTTGCACAAATTAATAGAGGAGGAGGTAGTGAAATGACATTGACACTTGACTATGTGCGCAGTAAATCCGCAACCAGGTTGTCCGGCTTGCTGCCGGTTGTCCGCGCGGCGGCAGAGCGGCTGATCGACCGTTCCTTCGCGCGTGGCATTCCAATACTAATTACACAAGGGTTGCGGACGATCGCCGAGCAGGACGCTTTGTATGCGCAAGGGCGTACCGCTCCAGGCAAGATTGTGACGAACGCCCGTGGGGGTTACAGTAATCATAACTTTGGCGTAGCGATTGACTTTGTACTATTGCAGCCCGATGGCCGCAATATATCCTGGGATGTCAACAAAGACTGGATGACAGTTGTTGAGATCGCGAAAGAGATGGGATTCTCATGGGGCGGCGATTGGACGAGTTTCAAGGATTATCCGCATTTTGAAATGACATTTGGGCTGACAACGGCTCAGTATCGCGCGGGACGCAGGCCAACGCAGGCGCAAATTGATCAGGCCATGTATATCATTACGAAGGGGGATGAGGTGCCGATGACAGCAGAGGAAAAAGCGGTGTTCGATGCGCTGCAAAAACGAGTGGAAACTTTGGAGAAGCGGCTGCTGCAGACCGAGCCGCCAACCTGGGCAAAAGCTACTGTGGACAAACTGACCAAGATGGCAAGCAAAAGTGGCAATGGCTTTGTGCTTACAGATCCGACGGGCGACTACAGCTTCTATCGGGCGCTTGTCGTGCTGGACCGTACAGGGGCATTTGATCCCAAATAAGCGCTCTGTCCGTACTTGGTCTAGATAATGATCAGGCATATCGGAGAATCTGATTCGGTTGGTTCCGAAGAACCGTTGGTAAAGAGAGAACGGCAGGAAAGCAATGATAAGCCGCGTCGCTTGTTTAAATAAAAAAACGCCTGACCGGAGACCGGAGCCAGGCGTTTTTTTTATTTCAGCTTTTCAAGCGCAGATTTGTACTGCTCATATTGTTCCTCAGTTAGTTTACCAGGAAGATGAACTAAGATGTTCCCCTTTTTTAGCGTGTAGGAGAAAAGCATAGGTGCATTTTCACCTAGGTCGTCATAGAATTTTTTCATTTCCAGAAGATCGCTATCCTTTTTGTAAACAAAAATTCGTCCACCGATTTCATTTCCAAGTGAGGGAAGCTCAAACCTTTTGCCTGAGTCATGTTTTTTAGGAACGAGCGTTCCTACATCTTCATCCGTAATATCCCGCACGCCCTCGATTTCCAAACCCGCATCCTTAAACGCCTGAACGGCTTGGTCGGCAGTGAAGGACTTCCCCGATCCTCCACAAGCCGCCATTACAACAGCTACCATAGTTACCAACAATAAAAGCGATACTTGTCTAAACATCATGATGCCCACCTTTTTTAATATATTTATTAATATTGTTCTTTCTTATCGGAAACCAGTACCTTGCAAATCAATAATGGGATAAGAAGGCCATTCGTTGCGCTAAAGTTTTTGCAGTGGAAATCAGCTTCTGAAGCTCCTGCTACAAATCCGCTTGCTTGGATTAAAGCGATGTGGAGCGCTCGGAATAACTGGAAGATGACTGCTTCGTCTGGGCGGTGTCCTGTGCATGTACAAGCCGTTGAACGTGATTTAAGGTAGCAGTAACCCGTTCAAAGATCATGCCGATGGCGATGAGAACTATGCCCGAGACGGCGCTCCCTATCCACCATGAGAAAGCAGTTGACCAACTGAAGCTTGCTTTATATCTTGACCCTAGCAGTTCTGCTGTCAAATCGTTCACTGCATTGCCTGCCATTATTCCGACGATCAAGCCGAGTCCGATTGAAAGCCATCCTATTGTCTTTAATAAGACAGGCATTACACTTTGTTGCGATCCTGCCATATTCACACCCCTTTGCGACAAAATATTTGTTTGTGGAACATATCCAGTGTTTGGATAGGGTGGATTCCCAGTATTTCCAAGTTGGTTATTTCCAGCAATTGCTTGCGGGGCATACCCGCTCAATTCCCGTCGAATTGTCTGAAGCGTAATTTCTTGGCCCGACTTCAAAAAAGCATAGAAACGAAAAAAGAAAGCGGCCAGTAAAAGTCCAGCTAATATTTGAAGAACATTCAAATAGACGAACTTAAATTTAAAAAAATTAATGCCAAACAAATCAAAAAAATAAAAGAGATTAAACAGTAGCAGCAGTGTCAGGGATAATATGGTTCCGCCGCTCAATGCCAACACTGCGGTTGTTCTTAGCTTCAATCTATCCCCGCCTTTCCCGCAAGCTCAGAAATGCAAAGAAGAAGTTGACCAAGGAGAGACCAAAAACAGCTGGAAAGAATCTTATTACAACAGATACAAAATTCGAATAGTCCAATACTGA